GTCACCTTGGGGTAGGTGCCAGCTGCAACGCCGCTGCTGTCATGCGTAAGCGAACCGACGCCCGACACCGACAGCGCGGGACCTGGCACAACCAGGGCGCCTGCTTTCGTGCTGGTAGCAACCGGCAAATCACTGGACATCAGTGGCGCCGCAGCTGACACATGCCCCTGGGCGTCGTAGGTGATGCCGCTGACGGTTCCGCCTGCAATCGAGTTGGCATGACCCAGCGCACCAACGCCGCTGACGATCAGCCCAGATCCCGCTGGCACACTTGCAGCACCGATAGACGTAGCTGTCGCCACGGGCAGATCGCTTGGCACCAGCGCCACCGCAGCCGTGATGTGCCCCTGCGCGTCGTAGCTGATGCCGCTGCGCACGGATGCCGCAATGACATTGGTGTGCCCAATAGCGCCGCTGGTCTTGTCGAGGCCCCGGTCCAGACTGCCGGCAGGGATCTTGGCAGCGGTGACCGTATCGCCAGTCAGCTTGTCGCCGTCAATGCCAGAAGCCAGCTTGTCGTTGGTGATGGACAGGTACACCACCGCTGCCGTATCTACAGCACCGTCTGCTAGCTCGGATGCGCCAATAGCATTGGCGGCAATCTGAGCGGCAGTAATTGTGTCAGCAGCGATCTCGGCGGCGGTGATCGTGCTCTTGGCGATCTGCCCTGCTGTTATCGCTAGGTCGGCAATCTTGCCGGTGGTGACACTTTTGTCCGCCAGCTTTCCTGTCGTGACGCCAAGGTCCACCAGTTCGCTGGTGCCCACAGCAGCGGGGGCAATCTGCCCAGCGGTGATCGTGTCGTCTGCAATCTGCGCAGCCGTCACCGCCTTGAGTTGCAAGGCAGTGGTGTCCACCGCACCATCCGCCAACTCACTGGCACCAATGGCGTTGGGAGCAATCTCCTGCGCTGTGATGCTGTCGAGCACCAGCTTCCCAGCGGGCAACGTGCGATCAGTGATTGCCAGACCGCTGATAGCACCTGTAGCAATCGCGGCCCACCGGATCTTTGCCGGGTCCAAGCTGGCCGGATCAGCCAGGTTGTAACCGCTTTGGATCAGCTCCTTGGCGGTGATCTTCTTGGTTTCTGCCGCAGATAGGTCGGCAACTGCCAGTGGGTCCGTTGCCTGGAGACCGCTGCCGACCAGCGGGGGCAGCTTGGAGATTTCAAGATCAGGAATGGTCTCCCCCTGCTAGCAGCACACGTTGAGGACAGTCTAGATTCCATCATCCAAGAAGATACCGCTGCCGTCCTCCTGCAAGATCAGGTCTCCGCTTTCTTGCAGAAGGTAGGCAGGTGGGCGACCCATCTTCAGCAGCACTGGTCCGCTGGTGACGAACTCGATGCGGGTGTCGATGACCTGCGTCGCTGCCACCGTCACCGCCACATTGGTCACCACGCAGTCCGCCTCGTACCAGACGCTGTTGTTCAGACCGTCGCTGCTGTCAGCATCGTGGTAGATGAAAAAGCGCCCCGTAAAGTCCGCGCCCTGCTGGATGCGCACCACCAGCTGCGCCAGGTACACCGGGAACTCGGGTGCGTTGGGGCGGTAGTCCGCGTCACACAGTGCGTAGGCATGTTCCCAGAAGGCATTCATCGACCCCTGCCCGCTGATCAGACCCGCCTCGTACTGCTGACGAAACTCCGCGCCGAGCAACGTGGTATCCACCGTCTCGCGGCTGGTAGTGATCTCAAAGTCCTTGATCCGCGCCAAGCAGCGGAACCGCTTGTTGCGCGTGTGGATCGTGACGAGCTTGGTGGCTGACGGTTCAATCAGCTCCAGCGCTTCGTCAAACTGCCCGCTCAGCGCCTTCTCAAAGGTGGGGTACAGACGCAAACCGCCTGCCGCGTCTACGTGCACATACCAGCGCCCGTCTGGATACACATGCCCCTCCACCAACTCCAGCGTGCTGCCGTCCACCGTGGCGATCTCGATCTGATCGCCGGTGAGCAGGGAACCTGAGGCGATGTCAACCGAGAAGCGCTTGCGCTCGACGTTGACATCGCTTGGGTCCAGGTGCGTGTGCAGGGCATCGCCCTGCGCGTCACGCTTCAGCTCGACGAAGCCGGAGTTGCCAAGATAGACCGCCATTAGATGTCCAATTCGGACGGAGCCCCATCCACCTCAAAGCTCACATCCGCAGAGAAGACTTCTCCAACCGCCATCGACATCGAGATTGAAGTCAAGTAGCAGCGAAAGCGGATGTGTTTGCCGTAGGTGCTGCCATCTTTAATCAGTAGAACCAAAGTGGCTGGTGACGATTCGGGTGCTCTCCCCTGCCCCACGTTGGCTGTACCGCCGCCAGGCGTTTTCACGCATTTTTGGATCAGTCGTGTCACATCGCCGCCGGAGCCTGGTGATTCCTGGTAGTAGAACAGCCGGCAGCTGCCCGATATGCTCCTGACGCCAGGGACAATCGTGCGGTCAGTGTCACCCAGGCTGGTGGTTTCTAGTACCGCTTGGCTGGTCTGAAATGACCAGTTCTGCACCTTGGCGGCCTTGACCTCATCGATCCAAAGCTCGCCCTGCTGACCGCTATAGAAAGGCATGGTCTACGCCCTCGTCACACTGAAAGCAGCCTAGTCGGCGTCGAGTTGACCGATGAACTTGCACTGGACCGTGCTCCTGCCTGGCACGACAGAGCGCACATCAGGCGGGCCGTCGTATCGCCACCGCAGACCGCTACCGCCGCTCTCCTGCAGGTAGGCCACCAAGGCACTGCTCGCTCCCGCAGATCCAGTGGCGCTGGTGAATCCCACCCAGTCGCCCGTTGGCGTCACCTGCTCATAGTTGCGGAGGATCAATGCGGCGCTTTCGTCGCTGATGTTCTGAAAGTCCAAGCTCAGTTCGGCGTCGCTGCGGCGATTGCCATAAAGCATCCGCGTCGTCACGCCGCTAAGCGACTTGAACTCAGCCGTGGGGTAACTGCCCGGCGTGTAGCTCCTGCCGGTGGGCTTGATGGCGGGGAAAGGGACAGCGGGCATCAACCGATCTCAATTACAAAGTGGTCGTCATCCCAGGCAAGCGTAGCTAGGGCGCCTGTTGCCGTTAACGGCTGGAAGCTGCCCGACACTTCAACGAAGCCTTCTTGACCATAAGAAATACTCTCTACTTTATATATTCTTGATGTTGTAGTGCTGTTCTTCAGCGTGAACACCCGACCGAACAGCCCGCTCTCTAGCGCCTTACCGTCCTTCACCACCAACGTGTCTTCGCTGACTCCCACCGTGCCGGGCTGCCAGGTCAGCACGGTGTAGGAACCGTCCGCCATGGTGGTAGTGCTGGTGATCAGTCCCTCGCTGCTGATGGCGCCGTTGTTAAACCGACTTGTGTGCGTCACTTCAGACACCAGGCGGAAGTAAGCACCTGGCTCCAGACCCATCGCCGACTGGGGCGTTGTCTCAAACTTCAGCCCGTGGTCCACTTCCTTCCGCAGTTTCAGGGCATATCTGGCAAAGACTTCCGCCTGCTGCTGGGTCGTGCAGAAGTCGCTCAGGTCGAACACTTCTTCCCCGTCGCTGTCGCTGCCACCCTGTGCATCAGAGAGACGCATGGTGAATAGCCGCTCTTGGCTGAACCCGTTATCGGTTTCCTGCCGCCACTTCACGACTGCCTTGAACAGCTGCCGTTCCTCTGGACTCAGCCAGCTCACCGTTAGCTCACGGATGTTGCCGTCGGTAAATAGCGCACTGATCGGCGGTTGCGCTGCATGGTCGATCACATGGTCGCCGGTTACCGGCACCGATGGCACCAGGCTGAACTGCCCGCCAAGGATGGTGAAGTCCAGCAAGCAATAGCCCGCGTTTTCAAAGATGAAGTCGCGCAGGTTCAGCTTCTGCCCGATCACCCCATCCCATGTGAAGCCGTTAGCCCTGCAGAACTGCGCAGCCTTCGTCATGCGGTCGCGGTCGGTCGCGGCACTGCCAAGCAGCTCCCCCGCACCTAGCCGGTCGTCCGTCAGCAGCGCATAGGCAATCTCAGCGAAGTTGTTTGTGGGACCGCTCAGCGTTGTAGTAGGAGCGCCGTTGTCGTCTATTAGCCGGTTTACCTTGACCCCTTTTTTGACATAGGCGCTGAGCTGCTGAAAGTTGCTCCACTCTTTGCTTGCGTTCAAGCGCAGCCCCACCAACGCCATGTTGTCGTACTGCGGCGCCACCTCCTGCCTGACAATCTCGTTGACATACACCAGCTCATGCTCGGGACCGTCTTCATGGCTGAAGCGTTCAGCGTCGTACTTGCCAATGTCCGCTACGGCATCCCAGACATTCAGGCTCTGGGCAACAGCTGAGGTGTTGTCTGCAATGACGGTGCCGTAGTAGGTGCCGCCAAATGCTGAGAATTGATATTGATCGCCTGTGTGATACCCCT